ATTGCCCATTGCTCAAAGTTTCTATGATCATGTCTGCCGATGTCTGGATGACATCATTTATTGTTGTTTCGTTGGCTACTAAAGTGATATTGCAATCAGCCTTATCATTAATTATTTGAATCATTGCTGCATCTCCAATTACTGACATTACTCCAACTTGATAAAGTTGCTCACGATATGTCATTACATTATTTTTAAACAAAATTAACTCCATCATATTGGTGATACTGATATAAGTAAATTAGTAATTGTACGTGCAGTCGAAGAACTAACCCAAACAACTATATACTGATTGACTGACCAGTCAACAGTTGTTGCAGCAGAACCAATTGCAGTACCTGCTGTCCAGGGGTTAGCCATGTATCTGGTAGTATTTCCGCTACCACCTCCATAAAGATTTATTCCATATACGTTATTTTGAGATGCTGTTCCTGCACCTACCAGGCCAGAATGAATATTTAATCCTCCTATTGCTGCTGAAGTATTAATATTAATATTTACTGTAATTGGTTGTGTAGTTACCGAGCTTGTATTTCTATGATTAATCACAAATGAATTGTTTGATGTAAATGTTCCGGCAGGAATCAATATCGTTTCTAAAATTGTATTTCCTGTTGGATTGGTTATCGTTGTTGCAGTTGTATTTTTAAAATACTGAGAAGTCAATGAACCTCCATTATTTCCCCAAGATAATCCACCAGAACCATCCGTAATCAATACTTGATTTGATGAACCAGCAGTAGTAGGCAATGTCAATGAATAATCACTAGCCATTGCCTGTGCTTTTATCGCTACATAATTTGCTCCACTACCAGATGGCTCAAGTAATCTAATCTCTCCGGCAGATGCTCCATTGCCAATGGTGGCTATGCCAGTTATAGCAGGAGTAGTAATTGCCGGAGTAGTAATGGATGGACTTGTTAATGTTTTATTGGTTAGCGTTTGAGTTGCACCATCAAGCACTACATTGCCTGTATCATCTGGAAAAGTATAAACTCTGTTAGCAGTAGCACCGAATTGAAATGCACTTGTAAAAGCATCTGTCTCAAATCGTGCGCCTATTTGCTTAGGCGATTTATCTACATAGAGAGTTACATAGTCTGTAAATCCATTGGGAGGACTAGTGTTGATGGTATGAATATGCAGATGCCCATTGCCTACACTTGTGCCTATTTTCGGTGTCTCAATTTGCACAAAGCCTCCTGAATAAGTAAGCTCAGGAATGCCATCAAAAGCACCGGCATTATTAAATTGAACCTCTGTGTTAGCTCCTCCTGGTGTGCCTCCACCACCACCTGTTGCAGCAATTGTAAAGCTAGGATAAGTGCCAGTAACATTTATGCCTGTGCCAGCAGTTAAGGCTACTGTCTGGTCGGGGGCAGTGTTAGCAATCGTAAAGTTTGGATAAGTACCAGTAGTGCTTATCCCTGTGCCGGCAGTTAAGGCTACCGTTTGGTCAGGGGCAGTATTGGTTACTGTATTCCCTGCCAGACTTATTCCAGTACCTGCACTTAGAGCATCCTGCTTGCCATTAAATGTTGCCCAGTCCGCACTATCTAGAAATCCATCTGTTGTGCCGTTGGCCTGAGTAATGCTTATGTTCGGTGCATTGCCTCCGGTTGAGCTTAGCGGAGCAGATGCAGTTACAGCTGTTACTGTGCCTACTGGAAGCCCTGCTGCCGGAAAGTAGCCTATTAGCCTCCAGTTGCCTGAACCCTCGCTCACTATCAGCACCGAATCACCTGCTGCTGTAATTATATCAGCTGCACCAGGCAGAATCAATGTGGTGGCATTGTACTGCAAGGTAATTGGCACTTCAAAGTTCAGGATAAACCTTGATCCGGCTGGCAAGTTGCCAAAGGATGTTATGGTTGCAGAGCCTGAGCTAGTAATGTGGACAAAGTTGCCTGTGGCAGCAACAAGATTGCAACTGCCTATTCCAGCAACTATGATGGTGCTACTTTTGCACTCGTAAAAGGCATTCTCGAAGGTGCTTGTGTCCTTCTGAGTAACAAAGCTATCTACTGCCGACTCAATCCAACCCCTTAAGTCAGCAGGACTTATCTGCTGAGTTGTGTTGTCTGGAAAGTTGGATTGGCTGAGGGCATCAAGTGAGGTTCTGGTGATGTTGGACATAGTTAGTTGCCAGTATCGTAGCCATCATTAAACCCGGTGTCAAATGCTCCACCTGGCTCTGACTGTTGTGCTGACACAATCAGATTGAACTTAGTTGTACCTCCGGAGGCATCTTCCGGCTGATTGGTGGCCTCTTGAATAAAGCCCTCAATCACTAAACTGCCTGAGGTGAGCCGGACTTTCTTGTACTGCTCATCCTGGCTCAAAGTTAAGAAATCGCACAGACTTTGCGGATAGCTAAACTCAACTCCAATAGGCTTGAAAAGATACTGCTTGTACTCATCCTTAAGGATGGCAGCTGAGATGTTATCAGTTTCTGCTATTGCACCTCCAGTTATCTCTATGCAATCAGCTTTCTCGCTTGTTCCATCAATTGTGGATGCATAGGTTATTTGATATTCACCTGTTTGAAACTTCATCACAGGGTTGGTTAGCCCAAATGTGTGCATACCTAGCACCTTCCACCACCTGCAAGCTATTCGTGCAGGTGTGTGGTAAATGTTGTATAGGCCATTCATAGGACTATTGGATGCAGTAATGTAATCAGATGGCATGCTTACAGTGCCAGGCGCAAAGGAGAATGCACCTGATTCATCTTGTAGCCTAAACACTGTATCTTCTACATCTGAACCTGATATTGTAAACCGATTAAGCCAAATAATAAAGGTATCATAATCATTCGGCCTATCAGAACTGATTGCACCTGGCTGGTAGAATTGCAGCCTTCTGCTAAACTCAATAGCATAACCTTCTGCAATAAATTCAGACCTTAAATCAAGACTTTTGGTTGAGTTTTCACTGAGCGCACGATTGCCAATAAAGTAATTTCGTTTGGTGTTTATTGCCCATGCTCCACCAATATCTCTGTTTTTCCAGTTATCGCTATATCCAATAATTACATTATTAACCAGATCTTCAGCCTTAGCCATCTGATTCAGCTCACCAACATTTTCAAATGTTTGGCTTACCACATTCTGATAAAAATAGTCTCTTGTTTCAACTCTGATTTTCCACTCTAACCCATCCCACTCAAATGCCCATCCAAGGCAAAATATTCTATCAAGTGCTTCAAAGGCTTTCTTCCAACTTGTATTGAGAATGTTTTGATTTTGGTCTGGATTATCTCCACAGCCAACCTCTGTTTGAGTTATAGTAACAGCATTTCTAATTCTCAATCCATTGGTTATTGCATTATTCCAGTAGCATCCATCTGCTGCCTTGCTGAATGTATCTGATAGTAGTTTGTTTTGGCTACCAGTCAGCTTGTAGATAATATGTTCTAAATAGTTCTCAATCCTTAAAACATTAGCAAATGAAGCATATTCACCAGTATTAAGTTCTGATGCTGTTATGCAAAGGTTTTCAACATTAACAATAATATCTCCCTGACAAAGAAATGGAAATGTATTAGTAGGGACTTCACGTTGAATTGTACCACCCATTCCCCACCACGCAATAAATAAAACTATATAATTTGCTGGTACAACAACATCAACCGAAAAATCAAATGTGTAATCATATATTACTGGAGTTGGAGTTGGATTATTACCTACTACTGGAGAGCTAAAAACCTGATAATATGTATTATTGTTGCCACTTGTATCTTGAACAATAAAATAGGCTTCCCAATTGGAAGTACCACCACAATCTCTGTTGGTTACTCGCCAAACTCCATCTACACTACCAGCAAAGCGTATTGTTCTTGAATTTGATGTATTATTTGAAAAAATCGCATTTGTAGTAGTATATGTTAATCCTTGTACATCAGTTGTTGAGCCTAATGGTGTTACAAAGTCGCTATTGCTCCAATAAACAGGAAAAATCTTAATATAATCAGGAAATAACCAGTCATAAGGAGGAGCAAAGTCTGGTGAATTATATTCTAAGCTAAGACTTGCAAAGTCTAAATTTCCACCAGATGCACTTAAGTAAACATCCGACTTATGCATCCTGATGTTCTCCCAATTAGCAGAATTTATTGTGTTGCCTTCAACATCCTTATTATCATTAAGATTTATATCTATATCCTGCCTCGCTTTAAAGTATTCCCTAAAGTTATCATCAATGATTCCTACTGTTATCTCCCAGCTGTCGGTGTCGCACACGTTATGCTCCTGGTAGATAGCCATGTTCAGGAATCCATCAAATACAAATGGGTAGCCATTGTAGGCTACATCAGAGACTATCTGAATGGCGATTGGCTGATTGATAAAATGCTGGTCATAGATTGACTTGATGTATTTCGCTCCTTGATTATAGAAGCGCACTTCAGTGCTAAATGGCTGGTCAATGCCATGACTATCCATGCGGAGTGCGGTAAATTCAATTGCATCCCAGCCAATAGGTTCTTCAACCTCAATGCCATCAAGATAAAACTTCCAGTTTGCCATAAGGCAAAGGTAAAAAGAAAATGCCCCTGAATATCAGAGGCACTTTTCACGTTCAATCTAAACCAATAAACTATGACTCGCTTGAACGGAAGCGATTGTTAAGCACCTTAGTTGTCCTTCTAGGTGTTCTGATGTACTTCTCAAAGCCTCTCTCATCCATGTTAAGCTGAGTGATTGGCAGTGATTTCAGTATTGTGCTAAGTTCATCCAGCTTACCCACTACCGGAGAGGTTGTGCTATTGCTCCGGTTGGCATAGTGGTCTGCCAGGAATAGCTCCTGCTTGCTCAGTGCATGGTTAGGAATTACTTGTGCGCCTTTAGGCAGATCAACCAGAGTTGCAGTAGGTGGTGTGAAGTAAACTTTGCCAGATTCGGTTATTACCTTCTCCACGCCTCGCTCACCAACTATTGCTTTACCACCTTTGAATGGCTTGCCCTTAGTACCTTCAGCAAACTCAGGCACTGGTGTAGCTGCTATGATGCCTATTTGAGCAGCTGCTATTGTTCCGGCTAGAATTGCAAGTGGAACAGTGGCTGGATTTGGCGCATATTTTATTAGTTGCTCACCTAGTGTAAATAATATTTGAGCAATAGATGAGGCTTGCTGTGCCCTAAATTGCTTTGTTCGTATCTCTTTTTCCGCAGCAGCTTTACGTTCATTTATCTCAGTAATCTTCTGCTGATTGCCATCTGCCAGCCTTATCTCCTCATCATAGCGTTTCTGGAGTGAGGACATCTCATTGTTCAGCTGTGCCTGGTATATGTCAAATCCTCCTTGCACAAGTGTCTGACCGAGTTCGATTGCTTTATTTCTAATTGCTTCTTTTCTTTCCTCAGCTTCTTTTTGTGCCTTTACTTCATCATCAAGTCCTTTTTCATAGTCCTTTTGCCATTTCTTCATGTTGGCAAGTCGCTTGTCATATAGTTTATCATCCTCAGTAGCTATCTCAATTTTAGCTTGCTTAGTAGTTAGCAACTCCTTTCTTGATGCATCCTCAAAGTCTTTGGCTTTTACTTGTGCATTTAGCCTTGCAGATTCAACTTCTTGTTCATTTAGGTTTTTAACTTTGCCTAAATAGTCCTTTTTAAGTTGATATACATTTTCAGCATACACCTTCTCTGCTCCTTGTGAGCCTTCGCCACGCAATTGCGCCTGAAGGGATAATATTTCCTTCTCAACCTGAAGCTGCTTAAGTTTTAGCTGATATATTTTCTCATCATCCTTAGCCTGTTGCTCACTGTCTTTTTTAGCCTTCTCCTTAGCAGCAGCCATTACCTGCTCAGTCTTGAGTGTGTTATCGGTTCTGATCTTAATCTGATCCTCAGCAGCTGCTATTTTGCCCTTTGCATCGGCAATGTCTAGGTTTGATTGCTGAATAACTTTATTGGCATCCTGTAACTCTTTAAACCCAAATCCAATTTCCATAGCTGCCCTTTGAGCAGCACCATACTTGCTAGCTATTTGAGTGTGGGTTTTAAGTTCCTCCTGACTTTTCTTAAGGTTTGCCCTTTGATTTGCCAAAAACTTATCAAGCTCATCATCGGTCATATTCACCATTTGAGATTGAGCCATCTTGAAGGTAGCCAACTCTGATCCTGCAAATCGTTCAGCATCTGACTTAGCATTGCCAAAAATATTATTTATGTTATCCATGAACTCAGCAGTCGTGTTGAGTGCTTCGGTCAGGATTGGCTTAAGCAATGTGCCTATCTTGTTAAGAAAGTTATCCCATGCATCACCTAAGTTATTGACCTTACCGCCCAATGTGTCGGATACAGCTGCTGCTGCTCCGGCAACACCCTCATAATCTCCAAGGCTAATTAGATACTGTTGTATGGATTCATTGGTAAAATCTACTTGCGTCTTTACACCCTTGAATGTGAAGGTAACCTGGTCTCCAGCCTTTTGTGCTCTTACTCCAAACTCCTTTAGCCTC